AGCCTTAACATTTGGTAGTGCTCATGGTATTGCTAATGGTGGAAATGTAACTATCGCAAATCATTCATTAGTATTCACTTGTGCTAGAGATGGTCATGCTACTAAACATGCATATCCAAGAGCAAGTGATCCTGCATTTGGTGCTACATTAACTGCTACTGTTACTAGTACAACAGCATTAACAGTAACTGTTGGTACATCACCATTAGTATTCAAGAGTGTTGTTGCTGGTGCTGGTGCTGAAGCAACTTCATATGACGCAAAAACTGGTGATTTAGTACTTAATGTTGGTTCTAATCATGGATTCCTTGCTCCAACAACTTTAAATGCTCCTACAGCAGCAACTTATGCTCCTTCAACAGGTGTTTTAAGACTTACTATTTCAGGACATGGTTGTGCAGTTGGTGATTATATTAAGATTGATGATAATTCAATAATATTCACATGTGCTAAAGATAATCATACTACTCAACATTCTTATCCATTATCAAGGTCATCTGTAAGTAATACTTGGATACCAATTCATCAGATATCAACAAATAGAATATGGGTTAATGTTGGTAAGTCTCCTGATACTTCCGCACATACATTTGTATCAGCAACTGCTGGCGTTCAGAAAGCAAATGAGGGTATTGGTATTGGAACCAGTAAATTAGGATTTAAGTGTACCAGAGACGCTAATGCTGCCAATCCAGGCGGTGTAGCCCAGCAATTGTACCCACGTCCAGGCGATCCATTCTCTTGGAATAAGAAACAAATATCAATTGCTTCTACAACTACATCTTCAGTTACTGTTAATGTTGGTGTTTCTTCTACTTCACAAACAAGCAAACAGCAAACATTTGATACTACAATTACCGTAGATACTGCAGATCCTAAGTGTGCAACACAGGCAGCTGCTGTTACTACTCTTGTTGGAATAGTAACTGCTGTTATTAAAACTCATAATAATGCTCAATTACCAACAAGGACTATAAGTTCCTTTGAAACATATCAGGTTAATGACTTCAAGATATCAAGACCTGGATATGGATTTAAGAAAGGTGATGTATTTGAACCAGTTGGACTCGTTACTGATGCTGCATTAACAACACCTAGTAAAGATTTTTCTCTTACTGTTTTAGAAACATTTAGTGACAATTTTGCTGCTTGGACATTTGGTGAATTGGATTATATTGATAGTATAAAAGATTTACAGAATGGAACTAGAGTTAGATTCCCATTACAGTATAATGGTGACCTATTAAGTTTTGAGACTTCTAATCCTGAGATTGATTTAAATTCAGTTTTACTTATCTTTGTAGATGGTGTTTTACAGCATCCAGGTAAGCATTATACATTTGATGGAGGAACTACATTCGTATTCTCTGCACCACCAGAAGCAGCTTCTAGTGTTTCTGTATTCTTCTATAGAGGAACTCGTGGTGTTGATAGTGCTTATGTTAATATTGATGAGACTGTAAAAGTTGGTGATATTGTACAACTTAAAACAACTGGTGCTATTGAGGGACAGGATGAAAGAACAATTTCTGGTATTTCTAGTTCAGATAAAGTTCAAACTAATCTTTATACTGGATTGAATATTAATGAGGTTGATTATAGACTTCTAGATTGGAGTAAGCAAAAGGTTGATAAGAACATTGGAGGTGAAAATATTTACAAATCAAGAGATTCTATTGAAGGATTAGTTTATCCAACTGCTAAAATTATTGGTGATTTACCTGCGACTGGAATTTCTTCAATATTTGTTGATGATGCACACTTCTTTAACTATGAAGAAAATGAATCTAGTATTAGCATTATTAGTTGTGGTGGATTGATTATGCAGAATGCTGATCCAGTAGCTGCGGCAGTAACAGCAACAGTTTCTGCTGCTGGAACTATAAGCGCATTAACAGTTGTTAGTGGTGGTTCTGGATATGTTGGTTCTATGGTCACAGTTTCATTTGCAAGACCAATTGGTGCTGCTGTTACCTTTACAGGTGGAGTTGGTGTTTATACTGGAATAGCAACTGCTCTTGTACCTGTTGTTAATGGATCTTTATCTGGTGTAGCAAGTATAACAAGTGGTGGAATTGGATATACCAATACAACACCTCCAAATGTACTTGTACCTATCGAAACTGTTCCTTTAGATGAAACTATCAACACTATTAATGTTGTAAAAGGATTCTCTGGTATTATTACTGGTATTAGTACATCAAACAATGGTAGTGAATGTTATATTGAATTCAATATCAATAAAGGTGATAGTGGTCAAAATATTACTAATCACTTGAAACCTGGTTATCCAATTTATGTAACTGGAACTCATGTAGGACATGGTGTTACTTCAATCGATAGATTTGAAGAAGCTTCTATTATTAGTATTGGAACAACCTTTATAGATAATGTTTACGTAGTAAAACACTACAATCGTTTTGATAATAATACTGGTATTATCACATGTAGAGTCAAAACTGGTTCTAATGTTGCTGGAATAGCAACATCAATAACTTTAAATTCTACTGTTGCTGGTATTAATACTGATGGTTATGATTTAGGAAGGTTCTCTTGGGGTGTATTAGAATACACTGATACTAGAACAACTGGAGTTGGAATTGCCGTTACAGGTAACATTCTTGCCTCTGGAATAAGCACATTCCCAACGATTCAGAGGAGAGGATTTGGAATTCGTTCCAATGGTGCTCTTAGAAAGGATCTTGGGTAGTATAAATATAGGAAAAAGCTGATAAGATGGCTGCAATTGTAACAGATCAATTTAGAATATTAAATGCGGGTAATTTTGTTGACTCCGTTACAGATACTTCTAATTCATACTACGTCTTCGTAGGACTATCCAATCCTACTACTTCTGGATATGGTAAGGACAGTGCTTGGGATACAGCAACTCCGAATCCCACCGACAACTTTGATTATCATAGTTTTGTTGGTGATAATATGTCTTTTGGTAAGAAGGTTACTTCTGCTAACGTAAGAAGGTTGGCAAGAAAGACTAGTTGGGCAAGAGGTACAAAATACGAAATGTATCGTCATGATTATAGTTTAACGAATTTATCCCCGATTACAGGTTCATCTAGACTATATGATGCAAATTATTATGTAATTAATAATGATTATAAGGTTTATATTTGTATTGATAACGGTTCTTCTGGTATTTCCACTACTGGTAATGCATCATTAAATGAACCAACTTTCACTGATTTAGAACCATCCAAGGCAGGTGATGGTGTTGATGGATATACTTGGAAATATTTGTTTACTGTTAGTCCAAACGATATTATTAAATTTGATTCTACTGATTATATTTCATTACCTTCTGGATGGGCAACTTCAACTGATGCTCAAGTATCATCTGTTAGGAATAATGGTGACTCTTCTATTAATGAAAACCAGATTAAACAAGTCTATATCTCAGATAGAGGGCAAGGATATTCTGCTGGATCTTGGGAATTAAATATTCTCGGTGATGGTCAAGGTGCAAAATGTGTTGTAGATGTTAATTCTAGTGGTAATATAACCAATGCAGTAGTTTCTGCTGGTGGTAAAGATTATAGTTTTGGTGTTGTTGATCTGGGTCCAATTAGACCTGTTGGTGTAGGAACTGCTAATGCTAAGTTAATTCCTATTATACCTCCTGCAAAAGGACATGGTAATGATATCTACACTGAATTGGGTGCTGATAAGGTATTGGTTTATGCTAGATTTGATGATTCAACAAGAGATTTCCCAACTGATACTAAATTTGGGCAAATTGGAATAGTTAAGAATCCTACTACGATAGGTACATCAAGTTCAATCTTTACTCAAAATCAGTTTTCATCATTAGGTGCCTTTAAGTTCTCTTCAGTAACTGGTGAGTCAACATCAGTACCAGGAATTGGTGCTAGTATTACTCAAGTAACAACAGATGGAACTGCAAAGGGTTATATCTCTTCATATGATAGGGAAACAAAAGTCCTTAAATATACACAGGATAGAACATTGTTCATGAATCCCAGTACTTATGATACAACAGATCATTCTGCTGTTACTAATACTGGAAAGGTACTAAGTTTCTTTACTGCAGATCCTTCAGCATCAGCTTCTGTTAATAATATTTTGAGTTCTGATGGATTTACTGGAGCAATAGATCGCAATTTCACTGGAATTAACACTAACCCATCTGGAAATAAACTTATTTCACTTGGATTAGAGTTCACAAATGGCATTGCTAGTCCTGAGATAAATAAAGGCTCAGGGGATATTATTTACATTGATAACCGTCCTGAAATCTCACGAAATTCTCGACAAAAAGAAGACGTTAAAATCATCCTCGAATTTTAAAAAATGTCACAAAAAA